GACCAAGAGATTGGGGTACACCATCTACCGGACCATTAGATCGACCATCATTGTTTGGAGGGGGAAGTAGTGGTGGTGGAAGTGGAGGTGGAGATGGTTTTACGGGGGGAGGTGGAGGTGGTTTTGGTGGTGGAGGTGGTTCTGGAAGTTGGGGAGGGGGTGGAGGTGGCCGTGGTGGAGGTGGTTCTGGAACCTCAACAACACCAGTTCCTAAATCGATTATTCCTGGAATTAGCGGACCTCCTGTTACATCTGAATCAGCATTTATTCCCGCAGCATCAGCATTTAATCCTGTTCCTGAACAATCTCACCCAACAGTATTAGAAATAATTGATAGAACTCAACAATCAGGATTTGGTGATGGAACTGGACAAATGGGTAAAGTTGAAGGGTTTGTTGTTCATCATACTAGTGGTCATGGAGGTGTTGAAGGTGTTGAAGCCACACTTCGTGGACGAGGATTGGGTGTTCAATATGTCATAGATCGTGATGGAAAAATTTATCGAACAGGCGCAGAGGGAACAATACAATCTCATACCAAACAAGGAGGTTCTGGTACTAGAGGAGCAGAATTAAGAGGATATGGGAATCAAAATCTTGAAGGTGTAGAAATTATTGCTAAAAATGATAAAGATGTTACTCCTCAACAACGAGAATCTGCTGCAAAATTGATTGGAGAACGTTCTAGATTACATGGATTTGATCCTAAAACAAGAGTATTTGGTCATGGTGAACTTAACTATGATAAAGAAAAAGATGAAGGAATGTCTACTATTAGTCGTATTCGTAGTGGGGAATTAACAACCGAACCTAAACCCCGAACTGAATTTGATAAAAGATTTTCAGAATGGGAAAATATCGGGGGGGGACCAAAAAGCCAAGGATCAGGAACAGGAAAAACTTTTGGAACATTAGCTGAACAAAGAGCGCCATTTGCCAAACAAGCAACAAACAATTCAAATCTAAAGCTAGATATTATGGCTATTATGCAAGCTGAAAATCCATCTTCGGAAGGTAGAAAAGCTGTTTATGAAACAATGCTTAATCGAGCCACATCACACGGAGTTACTGATTTAAATCAGGCTATTGGAAAAAGAGACGCTCCCGGTCATTATTATGCCCCGTTTGTTGATGGAGCCTATGCTCGTAAATTAGCAGAAATTAAAAACAATCCGGCATTACAAGCTGAAATTCAAAAAGATATAGATGCAGTTCATGCTGGTTCTAATGCATCTAAATTGGGAACACATAATGCTTCATTAGGAGTAGCAGCCAGGGCCAGAGAAACTCAAACCGTTACAAATGAAATAACAGGAGAAACATATTCTAGAAAAGATCGATCTGAACATGCTGGTATTCATGGTGCTAGAACTATTCAAGAAGAACAAGAATGGGCTAAACAAACACAAGCAGCAATGGATAGAGAAGGTAAAACAAGTGTTACTCAAGAATCTCCAAATACTGTTCAAGTAGCTCCCGGTAAAACAAGTAGTGTTCAAGAAGCCCAAATTGGTGTTCCTGGTAAAATTAGAGATAAACCAATTCAACAAGGTGTAAAAGATCAATTAGAATATGCTGCCCAACAACAAGGACTTCAAGTTGAAGTTACTTCAGGAGGACAAACTGATACCCAAAGAACCGGTTCACCTCGACATGATGCGGGAGGAGCCGCTGATGTAAAATTGTATGAAACTATGCCGGATGGTAGCAAAAGATATTTGAATATGAATAATCCGGCAGATAAAGCCCGAATGCAACAATTTACAAAAGATGCGGTTAAAGCCGGAGCAACTGGGGTAGGAGCGGGGACTGGGGCAGAAAAAAGTTATATGGGTCCTGAAACCATACACATTGGAGGAGGAACTTCTAGAACATGGGGAGGAGCCGATTGGATTGCAGGGGCTCATGCCCAAGGAATAAAAGAACGAGAAGGATTTAGTTTAGAAGAATGGAAAAAACAACAAGGTGGAACACAGGCAACACCATCAACAACAACTCCAAGCACACCAGTCTATGGTGGGTTGACCGCTGAAAATTTAAAAAAATCTGCAAGAACTGATATAACAGGAGAACCTCAACAAACTCCACCTCCAGCAGCCGTTACAGATTATCCTGATGAAGTTAAAAATAGATTTTTAAAACCTGCAACATCTGATGAAGGAATAACTCCTAGTGAAACATCTCTGCTTGATGCTACTAAAGCAAAACCCTTAACTCCTGATGAATTTTATAAAAGATTAAAAGAAGGAGGAGAACAATTCGATAGAGATAAAGCCGCTATTGAAAATATTGGGGATGCTACAAAAATAGCTCCAGGTCAAACATATGATCAACCTTTAACATCAGATGAATTTGATAAAAGATTAAAAGAAGGAGGAGAACAATTCGATAGAGATAAAGCCGCTTTAGAACAAGACATGGAACCAAAAAGCTGGACTGGTAATCAGGCCGGAGGATATGGAGGAGGAAATGTTAGTGGCGGAAAAATTACACCAGAAATGATTACGCCCGCTCCTTTACCAAAAATGATTTTTCGAGGTGGTGAAAAATTAATGACAGAACAAGAAGCACGAAAAAATTATCCCCAAAGTGCTAGAAGTGAAGAATATAAAGGTGGAATTCGAGGAACAAGTTCTATTGAAGATACTTTTGAAAGCACACAAGCAACTTGGTTTATGACAGGACCAAAAGGCCCATCTGCTAGTTGGAAAGACCCGGCAACAGGTCAAAATTGGGTAGATCGAACACAACCTGTTGGGCTTCCTACAAGTGGATTGCCTGATAATATTCCTGGTATTGCTTTTGGTTATCGTAATTTCCCTCGACGAGGTGAAGAAACTTTAGGAGGTTATTATTCAGTTACTCCTAAAGCTGGTCCAAATGCCGGACAAACATATATTTTACGTCATATAGATAGTGGTCCCGGTGCAGGAAAAGGTGATAAACTTGATTTTAATGCTCCAGCAGCAGCAATGGTATATGGTCAAGAAAAATATATGGTGGGAGGAGCTACTGTAAAATATCTTGGTAGAGAACCGGTAGGCATAGTAGGACGAGGACCGGCATATGGTTCTCCTACAAATGATGAAATTATGAATTCATTTAAAAGACAAATTGCAAAAGAAGCAGCAATAAAAGACACAACTTCTCCGCAACCAATTATACTTCCAACTACACCACAACAATCACAACCACAACTATTTGATGCCCAACGTGCTCCTGAAGTCGAGAAAGAACGTGAAATTGAAAGATCAAAAAATGATGTTGAAAAACAAAAAGAAGAAGAAACACAAAAGGCCGATGAAGAACGAGGCAAAGAAGCAAGAGAGAGTGGAGAAAAAGGTACATCTTATACCGGAAAAGACAGTTCCGGAGACCGTGAACTTAACAGATCAGCAGTCCACGGTCCTGAAGCTGAAGACTCTAAACCTGGAGATGGTGGTTATGGCCCTAATAGGAAATCAGAAATAGACCCAATGTTTGGAGGAGGCGATGAACCAGGGAGTTTTGCTGACTAATGACAAACATTGATGACACCACTAATCGAGATGTGACAAGCCAAACCAAAACAGTCACCACGACTGATAGCAGTCGATTACCTCCCCATGTTACATCGACAAAAAAAACTACCACCACCGATATTCAAAGTGAAAGTTGGTATACCGCCTATTGGCGACCTTCCATGGCCTGGGCCTATTTAACAATTTGTCTGTTTGATTTTATTATTTTCCCGATGTTGATGGGAATTTATGCTGGAATATTAAAAGTACCTTATGTGCCGTGGGTTCCTCTGACCTTACAAGGCGGGGGTCTTGTACATGTGGCATTTGGTGCCATCGTCGGAACCTACACCTGGGGACGCACTCGGGAAAAACTTCAAAATGAAAATGGTGGTGGTGGTTATAACCACACCAGTAATGATGATGAAGAAAGAAGAAGCAGTTATCAGCGTTCTTCATAAAAAAAGACAGGAAGTGGGGTTAAGAACACTTCCTGCCCGCCACATCATAACATGGATATTAGGATTACGATGCAGCTAACTTTTGAAACGGTGTCAGATCATCATCGGCATCATTCGTCTCCCAAGGCGGTGCTTCCTCCTCGATAGGTGCCGGTGCCCTGGTCTTTTGGGCATGAGCCTGATTTGGAATGGCATCCTCTTGTTCAACAGTTTCCACTGCCGCCGAACCATTGCCACCGGCCCGAATATTCAGGACCCGATCCAATTTACGCTTCAACTCAGCATATGACTTAAACAAAGAAGGATCAACAAGTGGTCGCAACGGCAACTGAGACAAGAAAACTTTTTCCATCACCTTGTCATCGGCATTCAATGGAGCCGGAGCATCAAATTGAGACTCATCATAGTTGCGCTGACCCTCGACCTTTTGAATCTTCAGGCGGAAGTTTGCTCCAGTCCACAAATCAAATGGATTGAACGCAACCTCTCCCGGATACTTGGGATTCATTTTATTCTGGACTTTACCAAAGACCTTGATACCATAGCGATAACGCCGCACTGTGCCATTGTTCTTTGGTTCGGCCGGATCATCGACTACATAGATGTTAGAAATATAATGCAATCGACGCTTTGAACCGGGCTTACCATCACTACCCGACACAAAGGCTCGACCGGGAGAATTTTCTCCTTCGGCCCAACGTAGATTATTATATTCTGTAACAGGATCATCCTCGGTGCTGCCATCACTGTTTCTCAGGGAAGTCCGAGACAATTCAATATACCAACCACCCGGTCCCTTGAAACCATGGTCCCAATAACGAACAAATGGAAGGTCCTCCCCCTCGACACGAGGCAAAAATCGAATGATGGCAAAACCATTTCCGGCCTTGTCAACAGTAGGTTGCCAGAATGTTTCGTCATCCTTACGGAATTGAGACTCGTTCAAGGCATTAAGTTTTTTGGTAAGTTCTGAGAACTCAGACTGAGAGGAAGACTTCATGCTTTTAAAATTACTAGCCATATTTTTTTCTCCTTTTATACAATGTTAAAACACTTTTAAACACTTTCTTCTAGCAATTCTATTTATCGACTATTTGCAAATGTATGTCAAGAGAAAAAATGCTTGGACATGACATTTATTATTTTTTCCCGGTCATAACTGATAAATGGCCGATATTTGTTGATGACTAATTTAACATGTTGCCAGACCGGATCACCATTCAAATATGAGTCCCAAATCTTATCAAATTGTATAAAGTCATTGAGGATGGTTAGGGTATCGAGTGATACATCTTGTCGTAAATATCGTTTTAAGGCTTGAGGATGATGCCATGTTCCGACATTTTCAATCGGGCATTTGAAGTCATCTTTGTTAAATTTTTTTAATTCCTGAGAAAAATAATAAGTCAAACCTTCCTGGTATCGTCGCCAGGACCAATAACGTTCCATGGCAGGAGGTTCAAACAATTCCCCCACCCACATGGTCGGAGAATAACTAATATTGGCAATACACAATCCCTTGGGATCAGGTTGCCGTGCCAGTTTGATAAAAAAATATTTGTCTTTGCGATTGTCAAGATTGAGATGACGAGTCTTGAAATGATATTTTATCGCATCATAATCGGCTGAACTAAAATGTAGTTTCAAAGCCACAAAATGTTGCAGGGCCTCACTTGGGGTCATCTTTAAGAGCATCCAATAAAATATTTAATTCTGCCCCTACAAACAAAACATGTTGAACTCCGGCTTTCAATTGAGATTCAATACGCCATGCCAATTGTTCTTTAGCAGATGGTGCTTTATAGTCGGATGGTTTACTAAAATCTTTACGCATTTATGAGTTCTCTAATAAATCAATAAAATCTTTTTCGGCCTTGTAGCACTCAAACCAATATTCCTCAGAACGTTTGAGTTTAGCTGATCCTAAATCTGCATCTTGAAATTCACACTCGGTATCACACTTGACGGCTTTGCGATGGGCATTCTTAAATTTAAGAAATGCCTTGCCGAGTTGACTTTGATACAACCATTCACTCATGATATAAAACCTATAACCATGCCAGAGAACTATGTCAATTTGTTTAATTTAGTGGTGGTAGTTGAGTCCAAACCACGATTGAAAATATCCCAAGGATGATTAGGCCAATTCCAAATACTAAAAGTCCGTAGGTCATGTGATGGTCCGCAGAAATCTTATATAAAGCCCATATTCTCTCCCGAAAGCCTCGATTTCCCATCCTGAATCATAATAATCGTCATCGCCCTCCCAAGTGTCGTTCATGTTATATTGTTCGCCCCGATATTTCATCAGGTTGGGAAACCGAATATATTCTTTTAACTCTCCGGTAGCATACTGTTTAATATGCACCATTTCATGAGCCAGACGAATTAAAGTTTTGCGTCGAGAGAAGTTGGGACGACATAACACATCAAATGAACGAGGGGGGTTTTTATTATCAGCAGAAATCTCGGCATCAATGCCAGGATCAAGTGATTTATAAACAACTGTGATATCAAGGGCATTCATCAGACGAGTTGACATTAGCATCGAGGCATAAAAACGGACGGCCTGACACGTCAGCCTTTTGGAAAGACGTGGGGACCGTCCCTTGACTTGAACCTCCAGCACTTCTTTTTTCTCCTTGGGGATACATCATATTTATCAAATCCAGGGGACTGTAATCCCCAGGACAAAAACCCATGCAAAAACAATAGTTAAGTAGTACATTTTTTGTTGCTTATCTCGGCAAGAACCCTCTTGCCTTCTAGGCATCGGCCTCGGCTTGTTCGGTAATTATCATTGCTGGGCCATATTTGTCACCAATAGTGATACCATGGGCAAAAGGCTTATTGGTCATGTGTCGTTTCCTTTTTAATTAAGATTGGCATTTATTTCTTTGATGGTGATTGGTTGATCCCCCTCATTCAACACAATATGTTCATCCTGTACTTCTCGCATGAGAAAGGCGATGTGTTTATCCACACAAATCAATCGCCATCCTGCGGCCCCCAAAACATTCAAACTTTTTTCACTGTCGGGCTGGGGATAATTCATCACTCGATATTCATAGCGTTTCATTTGAGCTACCTTTATTTCTATCCGCTCGCATAACGATCAAGGTCCATGTTTATACAACGAGCGAATTGCTTTTGCCCTGGCAGCTATTTCTTTACGGTCGCCGCGTTCTTTTTCTATTAACTTTGCGGCGGCCTTTATTGCCGCATTCCATCCATCGTCCCATCCAGTCGAGACCAATCCATCAACGAATTCCTCTAGTGTTGTATGCTGTCCCACCGATTTTCTCCCTATGGCGATGGTGGCTCATCATTTGGATACTCAATACGCAAATAAATCCAGCGGACGTAAATCCAGATCACAAACTGGCTAATTGAAATAAATCCCAAAAGCAATTCTGTTGGAGTCATCACTGTTGCCTATATGGTCGGGAAGGAGTGGGAGGTGGCGGGGGTGTCAAGGGGAACACCTTACCATCTAATTCTTCCTCGACAGGGGGTGCGGTCGGGGCTGGTGGTGTCGGAGTTGGTACAGGTTCAATCCTTGGCTCTTGTTGGCGCTCACT